TGAAAGCCCGTGTGCAAAAGAGTGGCAAGACCGCAGACGCGGAAGCCTATCTAGAGCGGCTGTTCAGCATGAAACGAAAGAGGTAAATCATGGCTCAAGTATCAGGAACTACCGACAGCTACGACCTGGTTGGCGTGGCTGAAGATGTGGAAGACGCGATCTTCTCCATCTCGCCCGAGGAAACCCCCTTCCTCACGATGGCGAAGAAGAAGACCGCAAGCAACACGCTGCACCAGTGGCAGACCGACTCGCTGGCCGCTGTCGGCGCAAACCGTCAGATCGAAGGCGATGACGCCAGTTACACCACGGCCAGCCCGACCGTGATGCTGTCGAACTACACCCAGATCAGCCGCAAGACGCTCATCGTGTCGCGCACCGCTGACAAGGTGCGCAAGTATGGCCGCGCCAAGGAACTGGCCCGCCTGACCACGAAGTACGGCAAGGAACTGAAGCGCGACATGGAGTACGCACTGGTGACGAACCAGGCTTCCAGCGCTGGCGGTTCGGGTACTGCCCGTTCGTCGGCTGGTTTCGAAGCCATGATTGCGGGCAACCGCATTCTGGGCGGCGGCTCCACCGGCACGGCTGCTGGCTACTCGGGTGGCGTGTGGGCGGCTCCGGTCGATTCCAGCACCACGGCGACCATCACGGAAGCCAACCTGAAGCTGGGCATTCAGGCTGCGTGGACGGACGGCGGCGACCCCTCGGTCATCATGTCCAACATCGCGCAGAAGGCTTACATCGCTGCCTTCGCTGGTGCCAACAAGTTCGCCGGCTTCTACAACCCGAACCAGGGTCGCAGCCAAGGCGCGGTGATCGGCGGTGTTGACCTGTACGTCTCCGACGTGGGCGAACACAAGCTGATGCTCAACCGCTACATGCGCGCCAACGTGCTGTTCGGCATCGACCCCGAGTACGTCTCGGTGGCGATGCTGGACGGCATCAAGATGGAAGACCTGGCGAAGACGGGCGATGCCGAAAAGAAGATGCTCATCACGGAGTTCTGCTTGGTTGCAGACAACCCTGATGCGCACTTCCAGATCCGCGATCTGACCTGATCGGAGGGGGCGGGGGAAACCTCGCCCCTTTTCAATGGACCTACTGCATCAATACACCTACGGCGGCGGAGTCGTCACGCAGGTATCGACCACTGAAGCCGATGGCGGCAAGCTGGTCATCAAGAAGTGGCAAGACGACAGTGCTTCGCGCAACTTCGCGCAGGCAATGGGCGGTGACGCTGACAACTGGCGGATGGGCGTCAAGAAGTCATGGGTGATGGCTGGGCACATCCCTGACATCACCATCGTGGAGCTTCGTCAGATCGGCATTGATGTTTTCAAAGCGCCACTGAAGGACATCCGCGCAGGCTTGAGGAAGTTGGGCAAGGAGCAATTCATTTGGAAGACCTGAAGCGCGCCGCTGCGTTGCTGGAATCGGACCCGGACGAAGCTCACAAGCTGGCGTCTGAGATCCTGAACGATGACCCAGACAACGCGCATGCACTGCACATCATCGGTGTGATCTTGTGCAGGGCAGGGCGGCATGGATACGCTTTGGGCGTGTGGGAGCGGCTGTCGAAGATCAGGCCCGACAAGGCAGAGGTCTGGAACAACCTCGGACAGACCTACGCGGAATGCGGGCAGCACGGGAAAGCCCGTGAAGCTTATCAACGCAGTCTGAGCATCAAGGACGATCCCGACCTGTTGGCAAACATGGCGGTGGCCTTCAACGAAGACGGCAAGTATCAGGAAGGCATGCGCTGGGCGAAGCGGGCGCTGCTGAAAGAGCCAGGCCACCGCAATGCGACGGCTACGCTTGGTTTCTCCAAGATTGCTCTTGGCGATTGGAGCGGCTGGCAAGAGTTCAAGGCAAGCATTGGAAGCAAGTTCAGACAGCCCCGGGACTACGCGCCCGATTGGGACGGCAAGCCGGTTGACTCGCTGGTTGTCTACGGTGAGCAGGGCATCGGCGATGAAGTGATGTTCGCTTCAATGATTGCCGACGCACAGAAGGACGCGAAGCACATCACGCTGGAGTGCGACGAACGGCTAGAAGGGCTGTTTAAGCGCTCATTCCCCGAGGTTGAAGTGCTGGGCACCCGCAGGACTGCAAAGGCTTGGACGCGCCCCTTTGATGCGCAGGTTCCGTGTGCTGGGCTGACTGCGTTCTATCGCCCGACGCGGGAGAGTTGCCCGGCGGTGCCTTACCTCAAGGCAGACCCCGAAAGACGTCTGCAGTGGCGTGCGCTGTTTGATTCGTACAAGAAGCCGGTGATCGGCATATGCTGGTCTGGTGGCAACAAGTTCACCAAGCGGGCGCTGCGCAGGATCGGGCTGGATGCGTTCAAGCCGCTGATTCAGGGCACGGATGCAGTTTTCGTATCGCTGCAGTACAACGATGAAGAAGAAGAAATCCAAAGGTCGGGGCTGCAAGTAAAGCGGTTCCCGTGGGCCACGATGTCCGACGACTACGACGACACCGCAGCCCTTGTGGCTGAGTTGGATATGGTGGTTGGCATCCACACATCAGTTCACCACCTGGCGGGCGCCCTGGGCGTTCCTAGCGTGATCCTGGTCCCTTCTAAGCCCATGTGGAACTACGCAACCGGGGACCGTCTGCCTTGGTACGCATCGCAGACGTTTCACCGGCAGCGTGAGCATGAATCGTGGGCAGACTGCGTGAAGCGGCTGCACCTGAACAAGATGAAGGAGGCGGCTTGATCCGTCTGTTCCACGGCTTCGACCCCCGGGAAGAAGTCGGCACGCACACTTTCTGTAGCAGCGTGATTCACCACGCAACGCAGCCGGTGGCAATGATCCCGCTGCATCTGCCGATGCTGCCGCAGTACAAGGGTGGACAGCGGGACGGCACAAACGCATTCATCTATAGCCGGTTCCTGATCCCGCATCTGTGCGGCTATGACGGGTTCGCCATCTTTGCCGATGGCGCCGACATGATCTGCCGTGCTGACATTGCGGAACTATGGGCGCTGCGTCATCCGTCGCTGGCCGTGCAAGTGGTCAAGCACGACTACAAGACGAAGCACCCGCGCAAGTACGTCGGCACTGAGATGGAAGCGGCGAACGAGGACTACCCGCGCAAGAACTGGAGCAGCCTGATGCTAATCAACTGCGCGCACGTTGATTGGCGAAGGATCACGCCAGAGGCTGTCGCAAAGATGAGCGGTGCCGAGTTGCACCGCTTCTCGTTTGTGGAGCCGCACTTTGTTGGCGCGCTGCCGATTGAGTGGAATTGGTTGGCGGATGAGTACGGCGAGAACCCGCAGGCCAAGCTGTGCCACTGGACCGCAGGCATTCCGGCCTGGCCGGCTTACTCAGATGCCCCGATGGCTGACGAGTGGGCAGCGGCACGATTGAAGGTGACACATGCTTCTCTCTGAAGGCTACAGAGCCGAACAGGCCCGGTTGCACGCTGTCGGCAACTACGGCACCGCTTCGCTGCAGTACGGGCAGATGGTGTCGCAGATCGTGGAGAACAGCGGCGCAAAGACGCTGCTGGACTACGGCTGCGGCTCCATGCGCAACCTAGCCAAGGTGTTGGACTGCGATGTGGCCTATGAGGGTTATGACCCCGCTGTGCCTGCTTTTGCTGCAGATCCTGATGTTGCTGATCTGGTGGTGTGCATTGACGTTCTAGAGCACATCGAACCGGATTGCTTGGACGTGGTGCTTGATCACATCAAGGCCAAGGCTCTGGGGCATGTGTTCCTGACGATCCACACCGGCCCGGCTGTAAAGACTCTTTCCGATGGGCGCAATGCCCACCTGATCCAGCAGCCGCCTTCGTGGTGGTTGCCCAAGCTGATGCAGCGGTGGTCGCTGCTTCAATTCCAAGCCAACAAGCACGGTTTTTGGGTGGTGATGCATGGCAATTAGCACCTATGCCGAGTTGCAGACGGCTGTGGCCGCTTGGCTGGACCGAACGGACCTGACTTCCAAGCTGCCCGACTTCGTGCGCCTGGCCGAAGTGGACATCCGCACCGACCTTCGTTGTCAGGCGATGGAACAGTACACCAGCGGAACCCTGACGGGGGAGACGCTGGCCCATCCCACCCGCTACCTTGAGGCGCGGCGCCTGACCGTGGGCGGAGTGAACTATCGCTATGTGTCCCCCGAGGTCTATGCGGCGGCTGTTGACGCGAACTCAACGCAAACGCTGTTCACTGCCATCGGGCAAACCTTCTACATCCTCGGAGCCACCAACGGGGACGCTTACACGCTGATTTACTACGCGGCTTTTGAGTCGTTCAGCGCAGACGGCGACACCAATTGGCTACTGACGAACTATCCGAATGTCTATCTGTGGGGCGCCTGTCGTCAGGGCGGCATCTACCTTGAAGACGACGCCAAGATTGGCAAGTTCACAACGCTGTACCAAGACGCACTTGGCCGGCTGTCGTCGCGTGAGCGGCAATCTGCAGTCTCAGGTGGCCCGCTGTCAATGCGTACCACCGTGACGGAGTAATCATGGCAAATATCTATCGCGTCGTTTCTGGTGCTTCTGCAACGGTTGCGGTCGCGGATCAACAGTCCGTCACCCTGAACAACCGAATCACCGACAAGGGGCGCATTGCGATTGCAACCGGGCCGAATGCTGGTCGAGTGGTTGCGGATAACCACATCGGGCGGCGCACCTATGGCCCGTTTGGGGCTGGCACTGTGACGATCACGGCAATCTCCGGTGATTTGACCTATGAACTCAGCGGGGACAATAGCGACGAGCTTACGCAGGACGCGCTGATTGCAATGGCAGAGGCTGATGCGCTGGTGCCTGGGCGAACCTACTCCATGATTAATGGCGCAATGGCCGTTGCACTTACTGAGCGGTTCCTGCAGCCCATCGGCCCGTGGTTCACTGACGGCCGGCGCTGGTCGGTCGGTGCGGCAACTTCTGCCACTGATCTGACCTACACCTACCTGCCGCCGCTGGCGCCAAATGCCCAAGTGGAAATCTGGCATCAGTGGTCGATGGATGCGGTCAACGTCACCAAGCGCGCTCGGTTGTATCTGGATGGCACGCTGGGCGGCGGTGTGGCTGGTGCGCAGGCGATCTACACCCGCAACTTCACCGACGCGACAACGGTGCAGTTCCAGTCGCGCCACACGGTGCAGAACCGCAACGATGCAGCGGCGCAGATTTGCCAGGGTGTCGGTGATTCGGCGGTGTTCGGGTTGTCCACCTCTGCCGCCGTCACTCTGGCTGTCAGCACCAACACCAGCAAGCTGCTGCGGGCGATGGGCGAGACCAGCAAGAGCGGCAGCAATGTGACCATCACGGCACTGACCCGCAGCGGCAGTACCGCCAGCGCAACCGCCACGGCGCACGGCCTGACGACCGGCGACTTCATCGGCGTGACCGGCGCATCGCAGGCCGAGTACAACGTCGATCCGGTGGCTGTCACGGTGGTGGATGCCAACACGTTCACCTATCCAGTGACCGGCACGCCGACCACGCCGGCCACCGGCAGTCCGGTGTATCAGAAGTACGTCAGCCTGGCGCTGGTCGGGTTCCGCGTGGACATCCACCAGGGCCTGGGCTTCTGATCGTGATTACTGGCAGCAGCGCGGCCGACATGATGCGATCCGATGTGATTGAGGTGGAGCGGCGCGGGTCGCTCTACTACGGGCTGCAACTGTCGGACTTCACCGGGGCCATCACGGGCGACACGTTGGCATTCCGGGTGTTCCGCCCCACGGTGCTGACGGCATCGCCTGTCGTTGTGCCTGCCACGTTCATGGGCCTGACGGTCGAGAACGTGGGCAACGGCGACGGGCTGTCCACGCCTCCGTGGGCATTCGGCGTGAACTACGGCATCCACCGAATCCTGGCGTTTGGCACCTACTGGCCCGAGATCGAAACCAGCGACAACGTATTCAACTGGACGAAGATGGACGCGGCGGTCAATGCTGCCATTGCTGCCGGCAAAGAGGTGATGTGGAACGTGGCCTACACACCGACCTTCCACGCCAGCGATGTCAACGCGCACCGCAGCAGCGGCCAGGCGCAGTCAGGTGGCTGGGCGTCTGCGCCGTCCGATTTGGCGGCCAGCATGCAGACCTATCCCACGCTGAACAGCGCCAAGTGGGGCCGGTTCGTGCGGGCGGCGGTGCAGCGGTACGTGGGCCGCATCAAGTATTACGTGATGTGGAACGAGCCGAACTATCGCCGCTATGCCACCAGCGGAGCCCAGGAGGTGCCACACGGCAACTGGTTCGATACCTCAGACGATGCCGGGCTGCGCAACCTGACCAGTATCGTCAGCAGCGTGACCGGCAACCAGAATTACACGCAATTCGTCAGGTTGCAGGCCGACCTGTATGGCATCGTCAAAGCCGAAGACCCGGCAGCCATCGTGATCGGGCCGGACTTCTTTGGCGAGGCTGGCAGCCAAAGCACGGGCGGCAAGCAGGCGGGACTGACAACCTTTGCCGCGTGGCTGGCTGCGGGTGGCGCCAGCTACTGCGACGCCTACGGCTGGCATGGCTACATGGACGAGTTCTTCGGGATCGAGGGCGTGAGCAAGCGGCACAACTCGTTGCTCGACCAACTGGAAGCGGCCCGGGTGTCAGCCAGCGCGCCGGCCAAGCCTTGGTACAACACCGAGACCGGGCACGAAGAACTGGAGCACATGAGCCTGGACGATCAGCAACTGTGGCTCGGCCGGCATGCCCTGATCGCTGCGGCAAAAGGGTGGAAGTGCTGGGTGATGTACGTCTGGGACTCGCTCAATCCAGCCACCACGCAGATGAGCCTGTGGGCGCCTGCCAATCTGAGCAACCCGGGCATCAGGCCGCTGGCCGACGAGTTCACCCGCTGGGCCGGCATCCTGCAAGGCGCCACGATCACCAACGCCGCGATCCTGAACAACGGCAAGGTGTGCGCCACGGTGAACGGCACAACCTATGTCGTCTGATCTGCAATGACTCCGCTTCTGGGTTTCCTTCCTGACGTTGACGATGCAACGCCAGGCGCAATCCTGGCCGCGCAGAACATCGTCCCAGCGTCGAACGGCATCGCTGGTGC